CCTCAAGGCCGACCCCACCCTGCTGAACCGCGACCGGGGCTGGTTCAAAACCTGGAGCGCTGCAGGCAAACAAACCAACTTCCCCAACACATGGGAAGGTGTTCTAGAAGCCGCCCGCGTCGCTGGCGCCAAATTCCCCGAACTGGTCGCCGCCCAGTGGGCCCTGGAATCCGGCTACGGCAAAATCGTCTCCGGCCGCAACAACTTCTTCGGCCTCAAAGGCACCGGCACCAGCACCAAAACCCAAGAGTTCATCAACAACCAGTGGATTACTATTACCGACAGCTTCATTGACTTCCCCGATCTTCTCTCCTGCGTCATCTACCTCGTAGACCACTGGTACAAGGATTACAAACAGTACAAAGGTTGCAATAACGCAAATAGCCGCGAAGAAGCCGCCAAGTGGCTAATCAAAGAAGGGTACGCAACCGATCCCAACTACGTGGGCAAACTGATTGCTCTGATGGATCAACACGCTGGAACTAATCCGGCCATCAAACCACAGGAAAAAATCCTCAAAGTCCCTTACGAATACCAGCTAGGCCCTGACGATGGCGCCACTGGTTATCGCCAGTGCTTTAGTTCTAGCTGTGCCATGGTGGCCCGCTACTACGGAAAAATCTCGGGCGACTACGAATACAATCGCCTACGCGCTCGTTTTGGCGATACCACAGATCCAAAAGCCCAAGTCGCTACCCTCAAAGCCCTGGGCCTCACTGCCACCTTTGAGATGGACGGCACCGCCGAAGACCTAGAACACGAAATCACCAACGGCAACCCTGTGCCGGTCGGCTGGCTACACAAGAACCACGTATCAAAGCCTGGTGGTACGGGCCATTGGAGCGTCGTTGTGGGGTTCACCCCAACGCACTTTATTCACTGCGATCCGAACGGCGAAGCGAATCTTGTTCAGGGCGGGTATGTCAGCCATAAGGGCGGTGCAAACGTGGCATACTCCCGCAAGAACTGGCTGCCTCGCTGGCTCGTCGACGGCAACGACACCGGCTGGTTCATGAAAATCCGCCCCAAGTAACGATGAACCCGATCGAGCACAGCGTCGAGTCCCAATTCCACAAAGCCTCCACCGACAGGTGGCTGGTGGACCGCTTCAACTCCGGCGACTACCGGGGCCTCCTCGAAGCCGCCCTCATCCTGAACACCCTCCACCAACTGGAGCAAACAAAAGCCCGCTGGGCCATCCGCGAAGCCGCGAACAACCTAACGGACCAGTTCGGCCTCGACCGCGATTCTGCCTAGACCGGCTCTGCGCTAGTGCGCTCCACCATCTGCTGGTACAACCCGGTGTAACACCCGTGCAGCGGATGCCCAGGCTTATCCCGCGAATCCTCCAGATACAGGCGCTCCAACAGATCGGTCCTGGCCTGGTCAGCTTGCACACGCGCCCACGCTTTCTGGGCCCACGCCGCCGGTTTCTTCATGCGCTTCGCCTTTGCGGCCTTTAATCGTGCGTTCGCCGCAAGGCTAGGACTGGTGTGCGACCGCACCAGGGCAGGCTTCCCCGCCACAGGCGGCGGCACATCCACCTGACTCCCCGGATACTTGCACCGCGCAACCACCAGCGCGTGATCCAGCGACGTCGCCTTAACCAGCTGGCGCAGCGCCCCACGTCCCGCCAGCCAAACCTGCACCTCGTAAAACTCCATCAGTTCCACGACCTCGGAAACGCAGGCTCCTCAACACTGTGGACAAACACCGGCGTATCCACCTGGCGCATCACAACCTTGGCCGCCGCCACCGCACACTCATACGTGACCCAGCTCGACGCATCCTCCTTGGTCTGCGTAAACCCCACACCATTCCCCGGCCCGTAAACCGCCGTAACCCAGCGGTCCCCGGTCATCACCACGTAGCGCGTCACAATCAAAAAAGCAGGTTACTGTGTAACCCTACTACCCCTCCTGCCCAACCAGCCAGACTATGAAGAAATCTGACTGGGACTCATGCGTCAATTTCTGACACACCTGGCTGCTGCTTCGAGCGCATTCTTCCCTGCACCCTTCGCTGCACCGACTCCGCCCACGACGCCTTATCAGCCGCCTCTGCTGCTTTGTAGTCCGATGCTGGCAGGCTTTTCTCCAGTGCCGCGTACACCATCTCCCGCAGCATCCCCGTCACTTTCTTCCCTTCTCGTGCCGCCAGTTCCTCGGCCAGCTTGTATCTGTGCATGTCCAACAGCAGCTGGCAGTACACCTTCTGTCCGTGACGCAGCGGCATGATCCCGTATCTAATCTCCTACACAATAGCATACTGCGACACACTAGACCTACCAGCGCACATCCTCATCCACCCTTTTCCTCCACGCATTCGACTGCGCCACCCGCGCCCCACCCCTCTGCTTGGAGCACCCCTTCCTAACCGCCCGCGCCCACTCCAAAAAAGCCGCCGCCCTCTGCAAATCCGCCGTCTTCGCCAGCCGAATTTCCCGCTGGAGCCACTCCATCACCAGCTCCCTTCCCGTGCGGCTGCGACTCATGAATCCAACTCTGAGACTCGCATGATCGACTGAACCGCACACCCCGGATACTCCTTCCGTGCCTGCTGGTGCGCCTGGAACGCATCCGGCGCCACGACAAAGACATCGAGCATCGGCCCATGAAGCCGATACATCCTGACCCGATACTCGAAGTCCTGCCTCATTACTTGGCCTGATCCCAGCTATCCCCGACCTTAGCCTCAGCCAGCGGCGGAATCTCCCCCAACCACCGAGCCTCTGCATCCTGCATTACCGCCTGGAGCTGGTGCGCCCAGACCTCCGCGTGTTCCTCTACGACGAGCAAAATGATTTCGTCATGCACCACGCCGGCCAAGCGCACAACTTCTTCTGTGTCGGATCTAAGGGCAGGCCACAGCTTGCTGAGCGTAAGTTTGAGCACGGCTGCGCCAGCTCCCTGAATGGGAGTATTACAGCGCGTGGTGAGCTTGTTATTCTCTCCCGGAAGAAACCGCCGGAGCCCCGAAACACGGATGGCGACAGATGGATTCTTCGCAGGCGCATCAGCAAGTGCAGCATTTGTACGCTGCCATTTGCTGATCCCTTTATATGCAGCATGGAACTTCTGCCTGACTTCCGCCGCCTCATCAAGATCCATCTGGATTCCCATTGTTGCCGCATAATTCCTGAGCCCTTTTGCACCGCTTCCATACAACAATCCGAAGTTGGCTGATTTACTAATTTGCCTCTGTTCTTTTGTAACTTCATCCTCACTAACCCCATAAATCTGCATCGCTGTAATCGTATGCAAGTCTTTCCCCTCCTGGAACGCCCGAGTCATAAGCTCATCTTGAGCTTCTGCCGCCGCCAGCCGCAGCTCCATTTGTGCGAAGTCCGCCACCACAAACTTCCACCCCGCTGGAGCCTGCACACAAGCTCTAAACCGCTGATCCCTAGGAATCTGCTGGAGATTCGGCGACATGCACGACATACGCCCCGTATCAGCCCCCATCTGCAAATAGCTGGCGCGAATATACCCATCGTTAGCCACATTCTTTAACAACGTCTCGGCCATCTGCCGCCGCTTCTCTACTTTCTTCCAGCGCAGATAATCCGCGATAATCCTATGATCGCCCACATACTCCTGCAGCGCCGCACGACTGGCGCTCGGCTTGTTCGTCTTTGGATCGACTGGCACCTGCCCCAGCAAAGCAGAAAACTTGGCCAGCAACTGCGCCGGACTGTTGAGGTTGAACACCTGAGGATCCGGTCTTTTACCCTTCGGCCCTGGCTTTGTCTGGAACTTCAGTCGCCCGTCAATCCCCCGGTGCAGTTTGAAGTTCTTAGGCAACGCGGCATCAAAATCCTCGATGAACTTATCCCCCACTTCCTTATGCTCGATGTCCAGATCCTCGATCAACTGCTCCAACGCTTTTTTGTTGAACGGCAGCCCGGTCCTCCACAGCTGCGCCATCGCCTGGAGCGCATTGCACTCCAGATACCACGCAGGGTACAGCCCCCCAATCGCCATCCGCTCAGCAATCTCCCGCTCCAATGCGGTTAGAACCACCACGTCATTGGCGGCATACTCCATCTGATCCCTAGTCAGATCACCCGACCAGTCGCTGCGCTGCTGTTCCTTCGAGATGTCCAGCTTCAGATACCGCCGCACCACATGCTGCAGACCATGCTTGAGGTTGGGCATCCCGTTAGTCAGCACCCGGCTAGCCAGCATGGTGCAAAGAACCGTGCCCGCCGGATAAATCTCATACTCCTGGAGCCACCCGAGATCAAAAACAGCGTTGTGCGCGATCCACCGGCGCTCAACACTGAAGAACTCCTCCAGGTCAATCCAATCGTTGTCGTCTAGCTGAAAACAGTCGATGACCACCGGCGTCTTCCCATACGTCGCCAACTGGAGCAGCCGCAGCCCTCCAAAAGTCGGCTGGAGCCCGGTGGTCTCAACGTCAAATGCAACAGTGGTCGCACCCTCCAAAGTCGGAAGGTGCTCAATGCCAAAGAGAATTTCCATGCCTGGTAGAGCGTGTACTGTGTCACTCTAGCACACTGTCAACCTCCCGCGCCGAGCACAACTCCGCCATCACCGTGCCAGCCTCAGGAATTCCCAGCGTGCAACGGTGGTACCAATGCACGCATTGCCGGCACAACCCGCCATCCTCACACCGCTTGTAGCTGTTGAGCATGGCCTCCAAGCGTAACTCCGCCCTACCGGCTTCGCTGGAGCGATAACACTTAAAGCAGTAAAGAGCGCCCGTTATGGGCTTGCTGCAGGTAGCACACAACCTGCTGTTCTTAGATGCACCCATTAGGAAAAACCAACGCGTAGAAATCCAGGTAGCCGCTGCAATTTTTCTTGCTTGTCCCGAGCGTGCTTGGCAGCCCCGTCAGGCAGTTCCACTTCTACTGTGAAAAATTTGTGCCCGCAAACAGCACACTTGCGCTGGCGTAATACCGATTCGGTCGTGTCATGACAGGTGCGATACACACCCAGCCTTGACGACCCGCACTCAGGACACTGCATCGAACACAGCCTCCGCAATAACAGGAAATTGCCCCGCAAAAATCCGCTGACACTCCAGGGCAATCTGCTGGTGCTCCAGTTGCGTCCCGTTTGCACTCCGCAGTTGGATGTAGTGGATCCAGCTACGCAAAGTACCGTGCATGTACATCGTGGTTGGCGTACATAGCGGCAGAACTCTACGTGCCGTCTCCTTAGCCATACCAGCATCCAACAGCATCTGGTACACCCGATAGCTGTCCGACAAAACTTCCCCAATCGTGTGCGCCCACTGCTGCTGACGCAGAGGATCTACACCATCAACACTGTTCTGCCGATTCGTGACATCCTGCAGCCGCTGGTGCGGGATCTCTGCCGGTGAAGTCTGCGCGTAACGAGTCGAAAACTCCTGGAACGAGAACGACCTGTGCCGCAAGATCTGGGCAGCAATGTCGCGCTCAGTCTCAATCTGCACGCACATCGAAGCCATCTCAAACGGGCTCCAGTGCTCGTGCTTAATCAAATACCGCAACAGCTTTGGAGCGGTCTTGTCGTTGTCCGCATTCTCAGGATTAGATACCCTGGCCATGCGAACAATCAGCCGCTCCGCATCAGGCGTGCAATGCACAAAAGAAACAGTCATCAGTCTTTGTAAGGAGCACAAGCAAGTTTGTTAATCAGCCGGTTCAAATACCAGCGAGCTTTCATAAAATCCTCCAGCGGATCCTTCTTAAGCCACGCCCTGCTGACGTACTTAATGACCTGCCACTGCAGCCCACCAACCACAGCATCTGGAGCCGACCTCACCCAATCCTCAATTACATCAATGACCTCGACTTGGCCACTGGTGTAATGAGTCGGATGGTTTACGGGGTCACTCATCCTTTCGATCCCTGCACAGTTTTGTCGCCGTAATACCGCCCCGTCATCGAGTAATCCTTACTCGGCAACATCGACAGCTTGTGGAACACCAGCTGAGCTATCCGCATCCCCGGCCAAAGCGGAACCGGGTGCATAGTCCGCGCATTCTGCAGCTCCAAGGTCAGCCGCCCCTTGTAACCAGGATCGACATACCCCGCCAGCAAATGCTCAATTCCCTCCCTGGCACGACTTGACTTAAGCGTCAGCTGCCCAGCAATACAGTCAGGCAGATAAAACTCCTCCAGCGTCTCAGCCAGCACAAAGTCATGCGGCCCGAGCAAAAACGGCTTTTCCTGCGTGTGGCGAGCAATGCTAAAAGGAAGTAACGCCGGTACTTCAGGAACCTCTACCAGCAAATTCTCGCCAAGTCTCACGTCAAGACTCGCCGGATTCACCAGCTCATGATCAAAAGGAGTTACAAGACCCCGGCGAACCAGGGTCAAGATCTCCACGTCAGGGAGAATCGTCACGCTCAGCCCACCAACTCGGCGGTCTGCTGGAGCGCAACACTCTTCCAAGTCCTGCCGAACTTGATGTTGTTGATGGTGGTGCTATGCACGCCAAACTCTGTCGCAATCTTGGCCACCGACTTACCGCCAGTTGCCAACTGCCGCTTGATCTCCAGCACCTTGCCCTCAGTCAGCGACGACACTCCCCGCCTCCCACGGCTGGACTTACGAGTCTTGCTTTGAGACTGGACTTTGCGGGTGATCTTTTCACCGGCAGGCAGCGAGACGGTCTGCTTCGGCTTACTCAGATCCAGCTCGACGTGCTGGCACTGAGTAAGCGCGGCACGGGCCTCGTCAAGAGCTTGCGTGATCAACTGGAACTGGTGCTCAGAAAGAATGTGCATGTTCATGGTTCAGAACGGGTGCAGTGTAGTACAGGATCGCCCTCATGGTCATCCCACTCGGGAACCAGGCAGCAGCTAAGAAACAGTGCATTGGGGCACAACTCCTTAGCCGTACTGATGGCATGAGCAGGATTGCGGGCCATCAGGTGGAGCGGTGCGGCATGGCTGAATGCCACGCGGTACAGCTGGAGCGGCTTCATGGCACCGGCTCGATGGCGGGGCGACCCCAGCGGGCGAGAACGGCGCGGGCAACCGCCGGAAACTCATGCTCCGCCATCAAGGGCTCATCCCAATCAGTCCCCGCCTCACAGTGTCGCATTAGGTCATCATTTGCACGGAAAAACTTACACAGTTCCTCATCCGTCGGCCCCTGCGCCTTCGGGCTGGACCAGGGCGGCGCGGGCGCCGTCACGGAAACAGGCAGCATCCATTAGATGAGTACCAAAATCATCCGTGTAGCAATGAGCATCAAATAGCCCATCCAGCTCCTCATCCGTCAGCGCCACTGGCTCGGGCTGGGCCAGGGCGGCGCGGGCGCGGGTAACAAGATCGCATTCATGCCCTTCGTACAGCGAGGTGTGAGCGTGCAGTGCTTCCACCAGCTCAGCGCACAGCGCACGAAAGTCAGCCATTGCCAGCCTCCAGCTCGGCGGCGATGGCGAGGAGCTCGTCTCGGATCTTGAGCTGGCGGTTGAACACGCCGGCAGTGCAGTCGTCCGGGATGGGGGACGCCACCTGATCCGCAGCAGCTCGCAGGACGGCGGCGGCACATTGGTAGTCTTTTTTGAGAGGGCCGTCTAGCCAACCACAGTTGTTCATGTAGGCACGTAGCACCGCCCTGGCGGCGGGGGAGAGAGGTTCAGTCATTCAGGTAACGCCTCCAGTGCGCGGCGGACGGTGGCTTGGGCTAATGCACGCTCGCCAATCTCAGAATGATCAAAAAGCAAATCCGCTGCACGAAGCGCTTGTTCCTTCAAGCTCGGCGGCTTGGGGCGGCGGGCGGCGCGGAGGTCGTCAACAATCCGTTGTGCTGGTCGTAACTGTCCGCGAAGTTCTGATAAAATCAACTCACAGCACGCCTCCAACTCCTGGTCAGCACCCCATTGGGCGGCGCGAATGATTAGTTGCCGATTCCACGATGTGGATGAATCGTCTATAGCGTTATACCACTGCTGCACCAGCTCCGGCGGTGGGGTAATCGGATCAGTCATTGCAACAGCACCTCAGCGTGAAACAAAGCGTCATAGCCATCAACGCCAGCCAGGGATGATTGCCGATCGCCAGAAAGGCGGTCGCCATCATTAGCAGCCAAATCAGATACCCCATCATCAGCGTTTCCCCAGCTCGATCTGGATAGCAGCCTGAAAGTATCCGGCCGTTTTGACCTGCCGGTACGCCGCCCCAGCATCATCAGTTTTCTTGTCTTCGAGCGAGGCATACCTATGCCGCGCCTCCTCCAGTGCCGCCAGCGTATCTACAT